TCCATTATCTGATGCGCTATATTCTTTTACTGGTTGCTCAGCATATTTGCGTTGACGGCCTGAAATGCGGCGGGACAGTCGAGACTTTAGTGAAAATTTAACTGAGTTGCATGGGCTAAGGGTGTCGTATGATGCGCTTTCGGCTTTAGTTAGGCACTTTAAGAAGAAATTGTTGTCTAATCCTTTAACGTAAGTTTCCCAATCGCCAAGGATGGCATTTATGTTCAACAACGCATCCTGTTTTTCTTGAATCAGTTGCTCGTAGGCTGTGCCGATAGCAAGTGCGCCAGCCGCATCTGGAATGTCTTCGCCAGGTGGTATGTTTTCTCTTCTTTGTTTTAAAGTTTTTATATCACTCTTAATTATTCGACGTGCTGGTTTTTTCTGCGAGTTCAATAATTTTGCAACCCGCTCGTTAATTCTTCTTCGCAACTCATTGATTTCTTCATCTTGATCGCCAATGCGATCATCAACATATTTGTAAATTTCAAGTTCACTGTCTCTATTTAGAACTTTGTTTCTCCCTGTCACATCCGCTTCCGTTTGATCCGGTCTTTTAGCTTCATTAGTAATATTAGTATATTTTTGATCAAGATTGTCAGCCCCTGACGTCTCTTCGTCTTTTACCCGTATTGCATCGCTTAAATCAGTGCGAAGGTCGTTTAATTTTTTATCATCTGGGAAAAACTTGGGGTCATCCGTATTTGTTTTTTGACGGGTGACGCCCGTAAACCAAAAATAATAATTTGTACCATTTTCGCTGATATAATGCAAACTATATGGTACTCTTTGATTTACACTCAAGCTGTATTGCTTGACATAATCTGCATCATATCCTATGAGCACGTCGCCGCTTTTAATTCTATGAAAATTAACTTTTGAATCTTCGACCCTACCTGCGGGCAAATCGCCAACGCCTTCTTCGTATTTACCAGGATCTAGATCATAATCACCGCCATCAATATTGCTAATCAGTAGCTGCAATTCATCAACACGATCAGCTAACGCATTTCGCGTTTGCTTGTCATTGATAACAGGCGGGTTGGCGAGTGCTTTTTTCTGCTCTCTTTCAGTAAATGCAATAGATCCTCTTCTGATAATTTCTACGCTCTCATTCTTCTTAGTATAAACGTTTTCCCATGTAACATTTTGAGTGCCTCTGAAAACAATGTTTATACCAAGCTCGTCGTCAGTCGCAATTACAGCCTCTGATCTAGGTAATGTTGAACGATCTTCTATGCCTTCTTCATCTGTTACAGGATCATTGCGTAAAATTTCTTGCGCGGTTTCAAGTTCTTCTTTTGTCCCAGATGCTTCGATTCTTGGCTCTACTCGATCATAATCTGCGGTTGGTGTATGACCGCTTTCTATACATTTAAAGATTGGAAAAACTTCGTCTTGCTCGATGTTAGTGTCACTTGTGTTATGACCGGTTAGCCTAAATTTTGCAGTGCCCAACATATAGGTGCTGCCAAAATCTAACGCCTCTAATGTTTGCCGTCTAAGATCCACAGCCGCGCTGCGTGCTTCTTTATCACCATCTTTCGCCTTTGCATCGTTAAATTTTAAAACAATTGTTTCACCTACATCAAAACTAGCACTTTGGCTAGTCCTGCTAACCCAAACAGAATTATTGCCGAGATTGTTGGGCATTGTAATGTTAATTGGCGCTGTACGTTCTTTGCCTTTATCGTTTCGTGCTTTAACATCAACGTTAATCGGCACTGCATCAAATACGCCAAGGCTTGTTGATGTTGTTGGCGTATAAGCTTGGCTAAAGCCGAGTTTTTTTTCGCCAGCACTGCCGTATCTCACTACCAAACAAGCAGGTCTTTGATCGCCAGGCTTAAGAGACGTTGGGAAAAAGTCTTTGCTGCCAAAATCAGTGTCTTTTATTTCGCCAAAAAGTGGGACTCCAGCAACACCATCTTCTTTGCCAAATATAAAAACTGTTTGAGTGTTTAAATCTTTCATTGGCAGTTGACCAAAGGCCGTTTTTGTATAATCAATCAGCTTGATCTGTGACGCACCAAGCACAACCATGAGCTGCATGAACTGCGTTGACCCGAAGTTTTCAACCGCGGACCACACCAACGACCCAGCCACTCGCACATTGCCGTTGTCATTTTGATTGGTGTAAACAAGATTGACTGGATCGCCGTAGCTTGCCAGCTCTTGTGTGCTATTAAACCCAAAAGTAGGAGCAAAGCGCTGTTCTCTATTACGGCGCTGCCTGTCTTTAATGTCTGGTACTTCAGGCTTTGGTGCAAGCAATGCTGCACCGACTTGGAATAAGATGCCGACAACAGTCAAAACCAACGCAGCCGTTCCAGTTGCCACATTGCGCGTATCAAATGCGGTGCCGACCTTTGCGTCTTTATATTCTTGCTGAACAGCAACAAATTCAAGATACTCCTCTTCACTAATGCCCAGTGCTTCAACAAGCTGGTGTTCGTATGGAAGTAGTTTCCGCATCAGTCCACCCAGAAATAGTAAGCATTCACACGATCAACAGGCAGTGACACGACTCGGCCACCTGGAGCAATGCAAATGACCCGTCCATCAACGACCGTGCCAAGAGCGGCATTTTCAGCCTGTGAAAGCAACGCGACGGCACCGTCTTTCGGCATTTTAATGCGTTTGCCACTTTGTAGTAACCACCGCGCTACATGCCGTGGCTTCAATGTTTCTGCCGTAAACCACCAGTAAGCCCAAGAGTAACGCTCGCTGTGATCCGACAGGCCGAGCCGAGTGCGAATTTCGCAGACCAATTGGAAGCAATCTGTCTTGTTGCGACCATCGTTTGGATGTGCGCCCCAGCAATACTCAAGGCCGATCAGGTCATTCATCGCAATGACAAGGCAGAATCAAGCGGAAGAATGCCAACGTTCTGCTGATTGAGTCGCTGAGCAGGGAAGTTTGATGCCACAGAATCTGCCGCTGTATTGAATCGCAGCTCAATGGTGTCCAAGCCGATGCTTGCGCCAAGCCCGATAAATTGTTCCGTTGGGCCAGCATTTGAAACACGACCGTTTTTGTTGACAGTTCTTGTGTAAAGAGTCAGCAAGCTTTTCCTGTTCCCTTCCGCCACATCAAGCAACCTTAAGGCAATTTCGTTGGCAGGAAACAGCACCTGTATCTGCAGGTTGTCGCCGTTCAAGCTAGACACACCGCCATTGACCTGGAATGGCGCGAAGCCATAAGTCAAGCCACCAAACGTGCTGTTGTCGCCAACAAAGTAGTTCTGATAATTGTAAGGACCGCCAGTGGCAGTCAAATTGAAGTATTGAACAATGCGGATTTGTTGCGTCATAGCCCGTCAAGCTCTCCGACAAGCCTTACGGTAACTGTGCTGACACCAGCTTTCACGCTCTGCACTTGCGGCGGGGCAGCATAACGCCAGCTTATATCAGTTGGCGCTTGAATCAAACTTTCAAGGCCGTCATCCATGCCTGCAAACATGCGGTCAGGTAGCGTGAATTTATCGTAGGTCCCGTCAACGTCATTGTAATGATCAATAATTTCTTTCGCGGTGCCTGAAAGTGACCGCAGTTCAGATGTGTCGCCGATATTTTTGAATGTCAAATCTAGCGTATAACCCGTCTGTCTATTACCAAATGCACGCTTAAAAATAACACCTGACAATGACGTGTAAGTCTTGCTCGGATAATCGCCCATCGTAAAAGTACGAGTAGTGGGCCTTATCGCTGGAAATTGCGATGCCATCAGGCGATACCGACGCGGGCGCGGGTGCGCGGGCTATTCTGCATTCTATCGAGCGTCATGTTCATGCCACGCTTGGCACCGTCGTTTGCAGCTTGACGGCGAGTGGTTGCCATCGCTGCCTCCAACTGCTCGCGGCTCACAAATTCCTGGCCGCCGATGTTGGTGGTTTCAAATGTGAAGTTCATCGCTGGTGCGTTGCCCACTGGTGAACGTCCCATCAACTGGCGCATGTCCTCGTTTCGCATGACGCCGCCGTTGCTGCTTGGTACGAAAAGTTCCGGACCACGCTCACCCACCATGTAAGGCTGGCCGCCCTGCACCGGACCACCGTTTGCACGGAAAGGCCCCATAGTGTCATATTTTGTAATCTGCGGTAAAAATCCTGTGCCGCTCATTGCGTCCCCGGCATCCGGTGCTTTGCCGAAACCTGCAAACGCCCTGGCGATGCCGATTGCGATGTAGGTGGCGATCATCTTGGTGCCTTCTTGCACCAAAACTTGGCCAATGCTCTTCAGCATGTCAGAGAACACTTCTTTAATAGTAGTGCTGCCTTCAATCAAACCAGAAATAGCGTTATTTAATGAGTTGCCGATTGCACTGCCGATACCGCTAGCTACATTAACTGCAACTTGTTCTAAGTCATTAAGCTGTGCTGTAGAATCAACAATAAATTTGTTTAAAGGTTGGTTAGCCGCATTGAGGTCTTTCTTTAATTTTTCGATTTGAGATAGCTGGTCTTCTGTAAATTTGTCGCTGTCTCTTAGCTCTTTCATTTGCTGTGCTATTTCCAATCTTTCGCGCTCTTGACGGGTAGTAGCCGTTGTAATGTTCAGCTGATTCTCTAAAGAAGCGACAGTGTTCTCGTAGTTCTCAGTACGTAACCTTACAGCTTCAGCAAGCTCCCTTTCGGTTTGACGTTGAGCTGCAAGCTTTTCAGTAGCTGCATTGATGTTGATTCCGTCTTTCTCTCTTTGATCCTCCACTTTTGCTAAAGCTTTTATCCTATTTTGCTCGATCTCGGAAATACGTTGCTCGCCTCTAAGCCGTATCTCTAACTCTTCGTTACCCGAAGCAACCGCAGCTGCAATTTTATCTTGAAAACGCGATACCTCTAATATCTTAACGCGCTCAGCTTCTAATCGTTTTAGACGTTCTTGCAGCCTCTCTTCCTCTCTTCTAGCTTTGTCCGCTGACCGATCAGTTGGTGGCTTTATAGTTCTAAAATCTTCTGGTGTCTGAGGGATAATAGGCACGCTGGGTGTAGGTCTTAAACCTTCTGCAATTGCTCGGTTTAAAATTTCAGCTTGTTTAGCAACTGTTAATGCACCTAGAACTTCCTGCGTACCGCCCCCGCGTACATTTCTACGTGTAGTCCCTCTAACCTCCGCTTCAATCTCAGCAAAACGTTGCTGTGCTTGCGTGTCCCCAGCAATGTCACGCTGGAAAGCAGCGAAGCGTTGCTCAGTTGTTAAACCTGTTAGAAACCCGTTTACAAGCTCCAAAAATCCTTTTAAAGGACCGGAAATTAAAGCTTGTAATTGAAGGGTTAATTCGTTCCAAAGTTTTGTAGTTTCGTCAGTCTCAGCTCCTAGATCGACTAGCGATTGAACTCCGTTGTTACCTATTTTATCCGCAAGCTCTTGAGTAAGTAAAGAAGCTAAACCTGCTACATCTCCTTGTTCTTCTAAAGCGTAGGAAAGCTCTTCACTTTGTTTACTACTAAATAAAGACTTTTCTCTTACAAAATTTAATGCACTAGAAGTTGACGTTAATGCTTTTGCTGTGTTTAAAGCATCTTGTGCCACAGCATCAAGCTGTTGACCAATGGCACTACCAAAGATTTGAGCACCAAAACCTCCTTTGCCCCCACCTAGTAACGCCCCACCGACGCCACCAAGGACGGCTCCTGGGCCGCCACCAAATAAAAGGGGAAAACCTGCACCAAGAAGTAAATCTTCTCTTAAACGGCTTCTTTGCTTTTTAATAGTACTTCTTTTTTCTAGTTTTTCGTCAAAATCTCGCAAAGCTTTTGCATTAGCTTCTTTTTGTAATCTAAGATCTTCTTTACTTACTCTGTCCGCAGACTGAATTTTTCTTCTTGTACTTTCTTCTATACCACGTAATTCTATGTTTTGAAGTTCTTGCTGTAAAGTTTTTTCTGCAGCAGCTACTTGCTTATTAGCCTCATATTGTGCATTAGCTGCTTCGTCAATAGCATTTTGGATTTTTTGGGCTCTATCGTCCAATAATTTGTTAGTGTCCTCATTTGAAATTCCTAACGGACCACTGGCTCGGCTGGTTCGTTCTTGTTGAGCTGAGAGGCTGTAATACTGCTGCTCAATAGCTCTTATTTCGTCTATGTTTTTTTGGTATAACTCAGCTCTTTGGTCCAAAACCCTGTTAACCTCACGATTTTCTTCTTGTACTCGCTTACTATGTGCATCCAAACTAAAATATCTGCTTTCAATAGCTCTTATTTCCTCTAAATTTTTCTGGTATAACTCTGCTCTTTGATCAAGTACCCTGTTTATTTCTCTGTTTTCTTCTTCTACTTTTTGACTTTGTGCAGCAAGAGAAAAATACCTGTTTTCAATAGCCTGTACTTCCTCTAAATTTTTCTGGTATAATTCTGCTCTTTGGTCAAGTACCCTGTTAATCTCCCTGTTTTCGTCCTGCACTCGCTGACTTTGTGCAGCAAGAGAAAAGTAATTTGCTTCTATATTTTTAATTTCGTCTATATTTTTTTGGTACAATTCTGCTCTTTGGTCAAGTACTCTGTTTATTTCGTTATTCTCATCCTGTACTCTTTGGCTTTGTGCGGCAAGGCTAAAATAACCACTTTCTATAGCTTTTATTTCGTCTACATTTTTTTGGTATAATTCTGCTCTTAAGTCTAAAGCAGTGTTTATCTGCTGATTAGCACGTTCTACATCGCGCGGAACATTACTAGAACTTAAAGTCTGTTGTACTTGGGGATTTAGGGCAACGGAAAAATCTCCTGTTTGAATAGCTAACGCTCGTCTAGCGGTATCAAGCGTTTCTTCGAACACTAAACGAGCGTTATCTGCCTTTAATTCGGCCCTAGCAAAGGCTTGGGCAAATATATCAATAGACGCCGCAGCGTTTTTTGCTTTTAAATTTACATTAGCTAGTACATCGGAAAAAACACGGGCCTGATCAGCCGCGCCAGCGAAGGTACTACTAAGTTTTCCAGGGCCTATTGCACCTTCATTTATATTTCTAGCAACTCTTTTTATAGTTTCTAACTGTTTACCTATTTCTGAAGCTTTTGCTCCGGCACCTGGAGCAAATAAATTTATAGGTTTTACGGCAACAGCATCTCTTGCTAACTTTTGAATAGAAGAAACAGCTAAATTTAAACTACGTTGATTTTGTATCCTAGTATTTACGACTATGTCGGCGCTATATGCAGCCATTGTACGCCGATGCAGACACTACTACTAATGTTAGCGGCGGCGGCGTGCTTTATCCATTTCCTTTTGCTGCTCGTCGTTGATCACCTTGAAGTAGGCGCTCCAGCCGATCAACTCCTCGGGGGTCATGGTGGCGCGAACTTCGGACAGACTCATGCCTAGTTCTTTGGCAACGCCGAACTGCAGCATGAGCCAGTTGTCCTTACGAAGTTCTGCGCTCAGGATTTTGGGTCCATTTCTGCTGCTTCGTCGTCAGTCAAAACGCCGAGCATCAGTGCTTGCAGATCCTTATCTTTCACTTCGTTCTTCAGCACGTCGATTTCACCTGCGCTGAACAGCTTTTGGCCGTTGGCGTCTTGCGCTTTGGCCAGCAATAGTTGCAGCGCAAAAGCGTTGGCGTCGTCAGACTTGGCGTTGCGCTGGGCACGCTCACGCTCAGCCATTGTCAGTGGCGTAACGTACATCTCGAAAATCGTTCCATCCGAGAGTTCGACTTCTTTTTTTACGGGCTCCAGGTTGGCTGCTTTGCGAAGGCGGTCGATCGCACGCAAGTTAGAAGCAGGCATTTGATTTACTGGTGTATGGCGTTACTGTAGCGGATAAGCCAATAAAAAACCCCGGCGGATAACCGGGGTTTGTGTCCCTTTTCGCGCTTATCCTATCAGGACTTGGCGAAGTCGAAAGTTGGGGTGGTGGTGGGACGGAAGTTGATTTCCACGGCCTGTGCGTCATCAGGGTTGATGGACAGGTTGGCGGAAGTCAAGTTTGCCTCGAACTCGATGGAGCGGCTGAGGGTGTCGTCCAGGCTGCCGCTGCTGAACACCTGGTCGGTGTAAAGCTTAAACTTGGCGCCGGTTTGAATGCGCTGCAGCACGTCCTCGATCATCCGGTTGCCCAGGGCGTCGTCGGTGTCGGTGAAATACACCGTTGCGCTGCCTGAACCATCCGCAAAACCTGCAATAAAGGTTTTGAAAGGCACGTACTGGCCTGGGGTAGAACCGATCGTGGTGACGTCGATTTCGTCACGGGTGATCTCGAAGCTCCACTCACGCACCTGAGCCACAGAAGCAAAGGTTGCGTACTCAACCTGGAACTTGTTTGGTGAGACTGCGGTGCCGTCGTCAGTGATCGTGATTGTCGAACCACCGGACGTTGCAGACACCTGCATCACACCGGTTGATGCGGTGTAAGCAATAACGTAATAGGTGGTGCCAGCGGTGATGCCTGCGGGAAGGGTGCCGCTGCCGGTGCCGCCAGTCGTCGTATCGACAACGCTGAACTTAACAGGATCACCTGTTTTGAAGTTCAGGTAGGTTGCAACGGTAAAGCTATCGCCAGAAACATCGACGTCAGCTTCGGCAAACTGACCCAAAGTGCCAGCTGGTTTGTAATACAGGGCACCTGAGGTGCCGGACAGAACGGTGGCGGCCATTGGCGTACCAGAGAACGGGTTTTCTGCGGGCACTGCCCGGCTTTTTACAGGATAGCTCTTTTTTACTAACTCAATACAGTGGCCTTGTAGCCTGTCTCAATGCGCCCCATGAAGTGGGGCGATGCTTCGTTAGCCGAGAATGTTGGGCCTTCAATCTCACTAACGCGGAAGAATACACCGCTGCTTGCTTTTGCAGTCTCGTTAAGAGTCTCTAAAACATCAACTGCTGTGTTTAAAAGAACTTGGTTGCGGGCTGGGCCTTGGCCTTTTTCGGTAAATACGCGGATAACCACCGCACCACGTGCAAAATCGACGCTGCCGGTCAGTGTTGGTTCGTTTGTGATACCAAACGTTACATTGACACGCACGTATTCTGTTGTGATGTTTTTGGGTGCAGCTGTAATGTTGTCGAAAAACACCGGCACTGCGGGGGACAGTGCGTTGAAGGCGTTTAGAAGGGGCTGCTCAATAGCAGCGCGGATGGCTTGGTAGTTCATTAACCGAAACCTCTAGCTTTACCAAACTGTAGAAAAGCTTTATTGCCACCTCTTTTAGTTAGCTTTGCTAGCAATCCGCCCCGTACAAAGTTTGGCCACCAGTCTTGCGGTGCAGTGCTCCAGTTTGGTCCTCCACCAGGAGTTACGTCACCTCGACTAGCATTGTCCGAGCGTAAACCGTACACACGCGGTTTTAATGGTTTTACATCCTCAAAATCTTCATAGGTGTGCGGAACTAAATCCATGGCCTCATCCGCATGAAGAGCACTGTTGACAATAGAATATAAACCGCCCTGCTTAAATTTAATCTTTGGTACGTTGCGTAGATCATATTTATACAAACCTGAGCTTTTTCGAGGTGCGCCAGCTGCTTTTCCGGGTGAAACGGCGTACCATGCGGACGAAAACTCCCCGGTATGTGCTGGCCCAGCTTTAACAAGACCATTCATAATTTCGACACAAGCTTCTCTTGCGGCTCTTACAGCAATACCTTCAATGTCCTTTAATAAAAATTTTATGTCCCTAGCCATTACTGCGGCCTCGCTATGGCGGTGTGGAAGATGGCTTTGGTGCCACGTTCTGTAACAATGTTAAGGAGTTTTGCTTCGCGGGTCTCGCCTGCTTGTGTGTACTGGATCTTGTCGGCTTGAGTTGGGTAGTAGTCGCCCAGCTCGTCCGCACCAAACATCACCTTCAAATCAGTAGTTTGATACAAACCGTCATATTCTTTTGGGTTCACATTCATAATCACAGCCTTGACTGTGACGCTGGTTTCGGCTTCAGTTATCGTCCCAGTTGTGGGGTTGTAAGTAGTGGGTAGTGTGGTTTTGATGTAGGTGATGTCTTGGCCCCAGTCGGCCATCAATCGTGCTGGGATTGCACCAAAGATGTTGTCGATTAGTGCCATATCAACCTCGCTCCAGTCTTACGGCATAGTTGCCTGCACCTGCTTTGGTGTAAGGGCCGAGGTAGCTCGTTACCCAAGGGAATACGTCGAGGATGGTGTTGACCATGCCTGGGTTAAGAGAGTTTTCGTTGTACTTAACCTCAAGATCACCAAGTTTGACCTCTTGGTAGGTGCCGTCGGTGCCTTTGCTACCGGTTAGGGCAGTGGTGTTGTTGGCTAGAGCACGTGCCAGTTCAAAGGTGGCGACTTTGACTTCGTCAGGGATTAGCGTGCAGGCCAGCTTGACTCCGTCCACCTTGTAGTCTTTGCGCGGCCACTTGAGGGCTTGGGTGGTAGTGCAGCGCTCCCCGTAAAACTCAAAATCATCGATAAAACGAGTAGCGGAGATAAGTGAACGGTTCTTCTGATCGTCAGTTTTGTCGGCCCAGTTCGTGTCATCTGGTGTTGTCTCAAAATAAGCGTCTGCTTCGGCCAGCGTCACGAAGCTGTTGGCCGATGCTCCCTCAAGAGTGGCGTCGATTGTTGCGGCCACGGCTTAATACAACCTTTTCCTCAGTTTAGCTTTGGTGCGTCTACTTGGTTTGGGTAGCACTGTTGCGTGGTACACCGTCGCTCCAGACAACTCGATTTGTGCTTGGTAATCGGTCAGTTCGGTGGCAGGGATGTCGATAAATGTTTTTGTATTATTCTTAAGGATGAAAAGTCGCGCCATTTCCATGCCGGTTCGCAAGAGTGAGTACACCGCTAGCAGCGTAAAGAAGGTTTCAGAGCCTGTTGCAGAAAAGCCGCGCAAGTTTGCTGATGTGGTCAAGGAGATCCGCAAGCTACGCGAAAAAGGAAAGACTGTGCCGCAGATTGCCGAGGAACTCATGATGAGCTACACGGTAGTTAATCAAGTTGTGTTGCGCTCTTACAAAATGGTGGCGCGTACTGAAGAGGTGTTTGAGCGGCAAGAGCAGATGCGCCTTGCTAACGGTTGAGCATGAAAAAGCCCCCTTGCGGGGGCTCGTATCCCTTGGTCGATCAGAGCTTATCAGGAATAAGCGGTGGTGTCGAATGGGGTGTTGACCAGCAGACGCACGATCGGCACCATCTTGGTGGTGGCGAAGACCAAGTTCCAGCTGCTGGTGTTAGCTAGGTTGCCGGAAGTGGCAGCGTTGGTGGGGTTGTCGCCAGCGGCGGCCCACTTGGTGCCGGTGATGTGGAAACCGTAGTGGTAGTCCACAGCCAGCACGTCCTGCATGGACAGGATGTTGCGGTCGGCGGCCAAGCGCAGATCCTGTTGGATGCCCTCGGAAACAACGCCAGACTTGAACATGTACACGGGGTACTTCACCTTGTGGGTGGCGGTGCCACCGGTCAGGTAGGACAGCTGGTCGTCGATGACAACGCGCAGTCCGGCGAAGGTGGCGACTTCAGGGTTGCCGACACCAACACCACCACCGCCCCAGGTCACTGCGCCAGAGGCAGCCAGTGCTGAGGTGCTGAACACCAGCATTCCGATCTGCTGCAGGTAGTAAGCAACAGAGGAGTGCATTGCGATCGTGTCGATCTCTTCGCCACGCTCGCCCAGCAGGTTCTTGGCTTCAAGAACGTTGCCAACAGAAATGTAGTTGGCTTCGGTGGGGTTCGTACCAGCGATTGAAGCGTCGTACTGGTTGGGTCCGAGGACGCCAGCAGCGGTGATTCC